CACAGATGTAAGTCCTCTCAACTGCTTGGCTGCTACAACGCCCATTGACCGAATCATCGAAATGGCAGATACAAATCCTGAACCTTTCCACGCGTCCCAAAGCCCCCTGTAAATCGCGATTCTCTCGTCAGTCTCGATACCGGTCTCGTATCTGACGAGGTCGCGCTCAAAAGACATATATGCCTTCGTTTTGAGCCCATACCTATCTAGCTCATTCTCTCTAAGGTTGAAGCGTTCTTTGACGAAGTCCATGTATTCATCAATTCCTGCTCCAACCATAGAGTACTTCGCATGATAGTACTGCTCATCTTTACGAGATCTAGCGACACGTTTCACACAATATTCCTGCACAGGTGCGTCTACGTTAATGCCGCCCTGGACAGGATGTAGATTGATGATCATGTCAACAACATCTCGTTCGACTTTGAAGAAGCCAGCTGCAAAGTCGAGCTGCTTATCGAACAGCACATCCAGCAAACCGAGATTGCCACCTCTGGACTTAACCTCGTCAATACGCGTCTTAGTCGCGGTAATGAACGAAGCCAAATCAGTAGGCGCCTCAGACTCTGTTCTGCCATGCACTAAAGTCGAGATTGCGCGTGCTAGATACTGTGACATTTGTGGGTTCGAAGCACGTGTATCTACACGTAAGAACTCACCAATAGTACCCAAGTTAGTCTTGCTTACTTGAGCACGTATGCCATTGTCTTTCGCATTCTTGATCAATTGAACGGCATTCTCGAGATTAGCTGCACCACCGAACATATCATCACCGTTGTGCAGTGAGTATATGAGAAGCTTGTCAAGCCCTGAGTACATAAGATACACTCGATTAAGCACAGTGTTCATATAAGAAGTAAGACGCCAACCGCTCATCAACGTGCCATTGATCTCAGTTATAGTGTCAATCTCATTGAAGTTCACTGTCATATTCTCAATCGAGTCATGAGTCCACTCTGCCGATGCGCGTTGCTCTTCAGTTAGGTATGTAGAGTAGGTGTCAATCCATGCCCTCATGACAGCTTGCATGCTTGCGATTGAATGCTGGCTGTTAAAGTCATCATAATCGAAACACACAGGCACTGAGTTCTTGAATTTATGCACACTCGCCTCTACAAAGCTTGCAGTTGCAAACTTACCTACAGGGAAACACGATGGCAGTGTGTCCTCACAGTTACTCATTGCGTAGTCTGCATGCAGAAATGATGTCACGTCACAACCATAGAGCGCACGCACTTTGCCCCACTCATATTTTGTGCTAGTGGTGGCATAAATGCCTGGCGTGCGGTTCAACCATGATTCGTGTCTACCATCAGTCTGCATTGCATACCACACCGACTTAACCTTCGCCTCTCTCGGGATACGACGCTTGGTCATAAGATCTGTATCGTACTGACTGACAATTGACCCATTCGGCATTGAAGAGAAGCGTGTTTTCCAATAGCTGTTCCAGTTGTGCTTAAGAGGTTCACGTCCTTCTTTTAAGCCATTTCTGAAAATTTGCTTGGCGTATTCATACACGCACTCTTTTGGAATAGGTACTGTCTTCGACTTAGTACGATGATCAATCTCAGTTTGCCAATCCACAGTGTCATATACCCTATTATACAATACCTGCAACTCATATATCACGGCGAGATCGTCACGGAATACTGTTTGTGACTGTTTCGCTGCACCACTCTCCGCTTTCAACAACCCAAAGTACGTTTTTATATTTTCTGATTTTCTCATAATATCCAACAAATGATAAACTGCAAACACTGGAGCACACAAAACATACATAACATGAGTATTAAATGAAGCCCTATTATCCAAACCCAAAATTTCTTTCTTTTTCATTAAACAGTGAATAAATTCATTAACAGCTGTCAGCTGTTCAGCACCTGCGGATGCTAAAAACCTCTCATAACACACAGCAATCTCCTGCTTGTTTACATGAACATGATGCTGTTGCGTGATCTTTGTAATCGGTAGTTTGTCTACAATGTCATACAACTCGTCAGGTGTGTAAAACGGTAGGTTTACATCAATCTCCGGGATGTATGAATAGTAGTCAACGTGGTTCTCAAAAGTTAGTCCCGCACGACAGTTGCCAGAGATCAATCCACCTGCAATCGACATGGTTGAAGGAGTGTAGATGGATATTGACCTCAGGGCTACATACCATGCCACAATGTTCCTACGCTGAATGCGCAAGCCCCATACTCTTTCACCAGTAACGGGCAGCACAAAGGGGTAGTCCACAGTGTGTTTTGGCACGTCGTCGTTAGATACAAACATGAGAACATACCTACAATTCTCAGGCGTACAGCCGGCATATTCTGCACTCAAGTAAAGAGGTACCGGGTTATGATACTCTCCAAGGTTAGGAGATAAGGTTTTTAGTGTTCCGCCGGTGCACCATCCGGATGGTGAGGTTCCTCGTCCGGCCGCAAGTCGTTCGTGTCCGTATGCGATGATGGTAAAAGGACAACGGGTGCATTGTCTTGACTCACGGCCAGTGTAAAACCCTGGTACCGATATTTCAGCCTAGTAGGATCAGTCTTCATAGGTATAGCTACCATATTCTCAGCAGTGAGTGCCTTAGGATATACCTTAACAGGTTGGTACCTAGGTAACCATATTGATTCCTCAGCGCCATTAAGGTATATACCGTAACCAATGAGGTCTAGCTTGACATTCATGGTTAACTTATCAGACACGACCGGTAGCTGCATCCAATTGTGACTCCTAGCAGTTATATTCTTAGTAGGAAACTTATAAACAGTTTGTCCTACTATGCCAGGAGGTAAGACTGGAATAACTTGGCCGTTTGAGTTGGCAGTCCAATTCCGCATGGCACGATTAGTTGAGCTATCAACTAAGGTAGCATTGTAGCCTCCAATACGGAATATCGACATTGCTTTGTTAGCATCATCAGAGCATACCGTATTAAGCGTGCCATTTGCTACGTCGTGTATGAGGGTGGCTGAATATTCGAGTTGGTTGTTAAAGAACCTATCGTCATTCACACCCATCGACAAGATCGGAAATAGGGCAGGCTTCAGCTCTCGACATACGAGGTGTTGAGTGCGCTGTCCACTGTGGAACAACTCATACACTTCATAACCATCAGCCTTGTTGTCAGTGACATTAACAGTAACGTCAATCTGACACGGCTCGGTAGCTAACAAGTGTGAGTAACAATCCACACCACATTGAGTGTCCCAGTACAGCTCAAATGGCTTACCAAAACGGTAAGATGCTGCTTCACAGAATATTCTGTAAGGCGTTGAACTATTCAGACTAGTAACTCCGAGCGCGCCGAGGGATTCCTCGACGCCGCCAGGACTGGCGGTGAGGATTTCAAACAACCCAGTGTAGTATGCTTCACACGCAGCTATGGCATGCACTTGCATACGGCTGGGGTTGTTTGCGTACCCGGCCCAAGTTAGCAGCTTCTCAGGGTAAGGTTCATATGCCGAACCATTCGTGAGATGTGGTATCACACCACGGATACTGCAGGTCGCCGGGAGAGTGATTTTGCCTACAGGCGTGATCCAACCATGAGCTTCTGCGCAACGTGGCAGAGGTGCATACATTGCTGTAACCACAATGTGGTAGGCTAGATCGAAATCACTCTGCACCCTGTTAGCAAAGATGTACTTACGAAGTACATTCTCAACCTCAATAGCAGACATATCGTTGACTGGCTCAGCCCCAATACCATGTTTGGATCTTGGTGGAAGAGTCAGCTTCTCGACCAACTTAGGTGTGTTGAATGCAATACGGAGAGGGTAGTCACATTCAATCGCACCCAGCAAAGTCGTGAATATGTTGTATTCACGGCTGTTCAAATTTTCAAGGTTAGGACAGTAAGTGTTTTCTGTCAAAGCCTTGTTTTCATCGAAATGCTCAATCGGGATGAAGCCTTCAAACTGAAGTCCATTCCATCGAGGGAAGTTACGCTTGAGGAAGTTTTCATACGAGATGTTAATGTGTCCATCATCGTAGAATAGATCCTTAGGCTTTACCTCGAAGTTCTTGGGATCAGACCTCAGGATAACCGACACACGGAGCAAATTCATGAGCACAGCTACATGGCTCTCACTACACAATGAGGCCATCGTTGGTGCGATTTCCGAGATCACGTTCTTACGGAAATGACTCTGCTTCGAGAGATAATCCGCAATACAGGTTTCATCAACCCTACCGAGATCATTGAGAAATCGCACATTGAGACCAGCATTACTCGATACTTCGTCCACAAAGTCACATTGGAGAAATCCAAATGGACTAATGATGTTCGTGAACAAAGCACCGCGACGTACATGCTGAGTAGCATACTCACCAATAAGCCCTAGAAGTACGTTTGATTTGGCACCATATTTGACAGTCCTAAACAAACCTCGAGTGCCAGAACTGACATTCGACATAGGACCTGTCAATTGATCAAATAACGTAAACGACATAGGGAAAC